AGACTCCCAGCGGAAGAGATAAGTGGGATACTCCAGAAGTTGTAGTTGGAGCTGGTAAGAAAAGTAAAATGAGAAAGGATAGGTACTCCTCGCTCATCATGGCTAATATGGCCGCTCGTATACTATCAAGGATACCAACAAAAGAGGATTACAATTTCTACGGAGGGTTTGCCTCTACGGACGATGACTACAAGAAGTCCTCAGCAGGTGAGCCTTACTCTGGCCCTAACTGGTTCACCGATAACATGAAAGATGTCTACTAACTTGTGTATAATAAAGTAACCATTCCAATTACATTCCAATTGCCACAGGATATATAAAATGAGCACTGATGATAATATGATAACATGGGGAAACGACGAAGAAAAAAGCCAAGCCTTCGCCTCGCACAGTGAAAACATTGACCACTACGGTGGACAGTCAAAATCTCAGGGCAATGCGTACAGAAACTTTATAGACGTTGAGCCCAACAGATCTGTACGTCCGGGATTTGGCGCATCAGACTATCACGCCTTCCGTCCAAACGAAGCGGTTCCACAGAAGCAAAAGCGAGCCATGAAGATGTGTATGGACGCATACGATAAGGTGGGAATCATACGCAATGTTGTAGACCTAATGGGAGACTTTGGCAGTCAGGGCATTAACCTAGTGCATCCCAATAAGGGCGCTGAGAAATTCTTTCAACAGTGGTTCAAAAAGGTGGATGGCAAGGAGCGCTCTGAGAGGTTCTTAAATACTCTCTATAGAACGGGAAATGTGGTAATGTACCGCAGCTACGCAAACATTACGCCAGACCTAAACAAATTTATGAAATCGATGGCTAACGATATTAAGGTCACCGTTCCAAAGACTAAGAAAAATGTAATTCCTTGGAGATATAACTTCTTTAATCCCCTAACTGTTAATATCAAAGATGGAGATCTATCATTAGTATTGGGGCAAAAGAACTTTACTTTGACGAGTAACACCCTATCTGACAACTTCCGAAATGGGGCTATACCAGCAAACGTTCTCAATACTCTCCCTCCCGCCGTAAAGCAAAGCATACAACGCGGAGACAGAGAAATTCCGCTAGATCCAGAACGACTTTCTGTCTTTTATTATAAGAAGGACGATTGGAACCAATGGGCGAATCCAATGATTTATGCTATCCTCGATGATATCATCATGTTGGAGAAAATGCGATTGGCTGACTTATCTGCCCTAGATGGAGCCATCTCTAATATTAGACTATGGACTATTGGTAATCTAGATCACAAAATACTTCCTAACAAGGCTGCTATTAATAAACTGCGAGATATTCTTGCTAGTAATGTGGGCGGAGGTACAATGGAATTAGTATGGGGCCCAGAGCTTAGTTATACAGAGTCCAACAGTCAGGTCTACAAGTTCTTGGGGTCTGAAAAGTATAGCTCTGTCCTTAATAGTATTTATGCTGGATTGGGCGTTCCTCCAACACTAACTGGAATGGCCGGAAGTGGTGGCGGATTCACAAACAACTACATCTCCCTAAAAACACTTGTAGAGAGATTACAATATGGTAGAGAGTTGCTCATCAAGTTCTGGCAAAAAGAAATTGAAGAAGTCAGAAGAGCAATGGGATTCAGAAAGCCAGCTTATATTCATTTTGACCAAATGAGTTTATCTGATGACGCAACCGAGAAAAACCTACTGTTACAACTGGCAGATAGAGACATTATTAGTAACGAAACAATACTGGAGAGGTTCAAGGAAATACCATCTGTGGAAAGAATTAGACTTAAACGAGAAGTTCAAGACCGTGACAAGGAAGAAACCCCAAACAAGGCTGGCCCATACCATAATCCCCAAAAGGATCATGAGCTTGAGAAGATTGGCTTACAGTCTGGCAAGGTTACCCCACAGGACGTTGGACTTGAAACTCGCGTCCCAGATGACATCCTCATGCCTAAGCCTGAGCCTAAGGCTCCTATTGGAGGCCCTCCAAACGAAAAGAAGAAGAACAAGGACGACAAGAATGGAAGACCTAAGTTTTCAACAGACACTAAGCCTAGAAAGAAGAGGGACGAAAAGCCAAAGTCCAAGCCCGGACTAGCTGACTTAATTGTCTGGACTCAAGACAGCTTCTCTATTATCTCTGATACGGTAACTGAGGCTTTCTTAAAAATGAGTAATAAGAAAAATCTTAGACAAATAACAAAATCTGAGCTATTTGACTTAGAGCGGATAAAGTTGGATATTTTAACTTCTGTAGAACCGATGGAAGAGATGACTCAAGAGGTTATCCTTTCCTCCCTTAACGAGGGAGGCTTATCTCCTGCTGGTTTTACAGACTTATTAAGCGAAAAAGACATAGACGTTACATCGATGGCGATAGATTGTTATAGGCAAAAGGCCATTAGCACGTATGTTGAATTTTTGTGTAGATAGGGTTATTTAGTGTAAATAATAAAAAATGTGTATACTTTTTTAGAGGCAAGACATATGAAAATATACAAACAAGAAATCACAGACGGCGTAGACAAATTAGTCAAAGAACAATCTTCTTTGGCCTATTGTGGCGTCGCTACGATTTCTACCTCAGACGAAGAACAGCGGTCAGATTCTTTAGACAAGATTTTGGCTCAAAACAGCAACCCAGACCAGCTAGACCTATATTATTTAGAGTCTGTCTTAGTGTCAACGGGTTGGAATAAGAATGATGATGTTTTTGTTACAAGTGAAGTATGGGCTGCTAGGAATACTCCTGAAGACAAACAGTTCAACTTTATGCATGATGAAAATGATATCATAGGTCATATAACGGGAAGCTATGTTTTAGGCAAAGACGGCAAAAAGGTTTCATCTAATGAAGAAGAATCCCCAAGCAGCTTTGACATTATAACTGAAGCCGTTTTGTATAACAGTTGGGTTGATCCCGACAACAAAGATAGGATGCAGCAAATAATTGCTGAAATAGAAGGTGGAAAGTGGTACGTTTCGATGGAATGTCTTTTTGCTGGATTTGACTACGCTCTGGTAGACACTGGTGGCAAAAATCAAATACTCAAAAGAGATGAAGCATCAGCGTTCTTAACCAAACACCTGAGGGCTTACGGCGGAAGCGGTGAGTACGAAGGATATACTGTAGGTAGAGCTTTAAGAAATATTTCTTTCTCTGGTAAGGGTCTAGTATCCAAACCAGCGAATCCAAGAAGTGTCATCTTAAGTAAAAGCAAAGCCTTTAACATTAATGAAGATGACATTATCACTACAATTTCAATAGGAGATAACCAAATGTCAGATAATTTAAATCTGTTGGAAACGCAGGTTGCTGGTCTTAAACAAGACTTAGCTTCTGCTAAGGAAGAAAACGAAGCTCTAAAGCTAGCTACCGAAGGCGCAAAAGATAAAGAATTTGCATCAGCGATTGAAGCTTTTGAAGCAGATGTTTCTTCTAAAGAAGAAGCAATTGCTAAACTTGAAGAGACTATTAAGTCTACTCAGGCTCGCATTGCTGAATTAGAAGATGCACTAGCTCAATCTCAAGACGACTTGGTTTCAAGTCAGGCTAAGGTTGACGAAATGCATGAAAAAGAAGTGGCCTCTCGCCGAAAAGCCTCGCTTGTTGAAGCTGGCTTTGAAGATGCAGAAGCTGAAGAGTCCCTTGAACTTTACGCAGCTCTTAGTGATGAAGCGTTTGACGCAATCATCGCCAAGTGGTGGGATAAGAAAAAGAAGGACGACAAAAAAGACGACAAAAAAGACGACAAAAAAGAAGAGGCCTCCGTTGAGGCTTCGGAAGAAGTAACAGAAGAAGCTGACGAAACTGAAGCTGCTGAAGAAGCTGCTGAAGGATTAGAAGAAGCTTTTGAAGAAGTTTTATCGACTGAGGCTACACTTGTGGAGCCCGCAGCTGACGAACTACAAACAACGAGAGCTAGTATCTCGGAATGGCTCTCTTCTAACGTACTAAACAAATAACCCTTTTATTCTATTAGGAGAATTTAAAATGGCTCTAAAAGCAGATAGATATGAACTCCAAACGGACATCAGCTTTTTCTACAACGAAGGTGCGGTTACTCGCGGCGGAGTTGTGGTTCACGATTCAACAACTGCGTCTGGCGCAGCGATGGATCAAGGCGTTAACCTTGTAAAGTATAAGGTTGCCGTTGGTACTGATATACCCGTTGGTATTCTTATGAACGACGTTGTAAACAAAGACCTAACACGTACTCATCTTAACGAACATAAAGATGAAGTGCAAAAGGGCGGTAAAGTTACCATCCTCCGTAAGGGCTATGTTGTTACTAATAACATTACCGGGACTCCAAATGTCGGAGACGTTGCTTATGCAGATCGCACAACCGCTGGTAATATTACCACCGACGCGGAATCAGCAGCAGCTTCCGGCAACTTGGCTATTGGTCGATTTTTGACTGATAAGGATGAAGATGACTACTGCAAAGTAGAAATCAACCTTCCTAACTTCGGTGCTTAACTAAACCCCTTATAGACAGGAGAACTTA